TCTTCCCTGGGGTCAAACTTATTAACGTCTAAGTTAGCATGTCCTGCACTATATAGTGCCCATTTATAATGAAAATATCCCTGTTTGTCGTTGAGCCAATTAATGCCTTCGATTCCCGCATTAAATTTTTGTGGGATTCTGGCAGAGTCTACATAATTAGGGTCGTGCCTTTGCTTTCCCACGTAAGTAGAATAAAAACTGCTCAGTGCCGGTAGAAATACAGCATAATCTTTTTGTTTGGCAGTTAAGTCATCTTGTTCAATTTTTTCTGTCATTGTATTTTTAACAAAAGCTAGCAATCATTTTTGTTGTGCAGGTAACAAATAATTGTAGTCTGCAATTCCACTGTCTACTGTAATCATTGCCACACCTTCGTCGCTGATTTTAAATGTTTTATCGCCTGGCAAAGACAGGATACTAATAACAACAGCAATAGGCCATGCCCACGATTTCGAAAGTTTACCACTTACACCAGACTGGAAAGTAAAATTGCCTGCGTGACTACTGTGATCACCAAAATAGAATTTTAGATCTCCATTTTCAATTTTAGCTATAAAATTGTTTTCTTCACTGTTAGCACTAGCTTGAAACTTTAATCTTTGAATAGATGCCACTGTGGGAACAATATCAACTGTCCAATTAACTGAGCGCATGGTGATGGTCTTCTTCTGTTCGTCTGTGAACATTTCGCTGCTCATAAAACGATAATCGTTTTTAAAGTCCCCGTCTTTGTTTTCAAAATGAACCCCGACTGGTACTTGTTCGCCGTTGCGATTTTGTGTGTTTACAGTAATTTTAGCATCTTCCTTATATTCAGGAATGTTTAAAATGGTTTGCAATTTTCCTAAATTTGGCATACCAAAAGTTCCGATAAAATCGGCAATTGGTCCTTTAAATTTAGCTTGTAAAATAACACTTCGGTCCTCTGCTGAAGCCTGCAATGATGTGTCTTCTTCTGCTCCTACAATTTTAACTAAGTTAATGTTGCCTAAGCCGTGCGTGTGTTGTACGATGTCTAATAGATGATCTTTCATATGTTCTCCGATGAATGAATTAATTATATATGTTTTATTTAGAAAAATCAACTACCTGCCAGAACTATTTCGCCCATAGCTTGTTGAATTTTATTTGTTTCTAAATTTCCTGGTTTTTTAACCACAGCCCAGTACGTATGACCTGGTATGTTTTTAGTTTCTACAATTTCATAACCAATATCAATACATGTTTTCTTCATATCAGTTTCTGTTGCCCAACCACGTAATCCGCGTTCGACTGATATAACCGCACTAAATTCTTCGCAGTTGTTATAAGTGAACATTAAAGTTCCGCCAGGTCGCAGAACATTGTAGATGTTTTTTAAATAATCGCTGACAAAATCCCAAGTGTAAAAATCCATTAAGTCTATGGCCAGTACAAAACCAAATTGATTTTGTGGTAAACAACTTAAATCATTGTCGCCGAATCCATGAGCATCAATTTGATAAGTTCTAATTCTTTTTCTATATTCAAAAGTAAACTGATTTGGTGCTTTTTCTAAAAATTCTTGATTGATGTCTACTAGATATAAAGGATCACCAGCCACCATGTACTGAGTGAATTGTCCATTTCCTGGGCCTAGTTCTAATGCAGGATATTGAGGCGATGTAAATTTTCTTATAATACTAAAGATATCATATTTTATTTCGGGTGGAAATAATCTTATTCTGGTTCGAATTTCTGCCTCAGCATTCATTTTTTCGACCACAGGAATACCATCAAGAATAGATCCCCTTCGGCAATAGTGCGAAGCACGTTGAAGAATTTCCTTGTCGATCGATTCTAATAGATTTTTTATGTTATCTTTTACATTGGTTAAATTGTTTTCTAATGTCGAATACGTTTGTCGCAGTGCCGCAGATTCTTCTGTGTAGTTTTGCTCAATGTCTAATAACCCTATATCAATGGATTTAGACAATGCAGAAAGAGCTTCTGCGGAATTTTCCAAATTGATTAGTTGGATACTTTTTTTAATTGACACTAACTGACTAAGTTGCATATTATTCAAAACTAAAAAGGTCATTAAATGTGCTATTGATGTTCGTGTTTTCAGCGATTCTCCAATTTAAAACACCTAATAAATTTTCTACTTTTTGATCTACAATGCTTTCTTCCATAGAATTATCATCAAATGGTAGTTCTTTAAACCAATGGGGAATATGAGTTTCATCGGTGGGATATGCTACGCTAGTATATCCCAGCGGATTATTTCTTAATTTACAGACAATAACTTTCATGCCATCTACAATTTGCATACTATAATTGTCACTGTGCATTCGTCGTAAATTATTCCAGTTCATTGCTGCACGAACATGGCCGGGCATGTTGGCTTTACCTTGTCTGGCTTCTTCGGCAGTGTACTTGGTTAAGTTGTTCACACGTTTGGGTGTACCTTTTTCCCAAGCCGGTCGCTCTTGAAATTTTATTTTAAAATTTTTAACTTTCTCTATAACAGAATCTCTATCTGTGCCTGTTAATACATCTAATAGAATTTCACTTAAAAAGTCTTGCACAACCTTGGGAGTATCGCTTCTTTTTAAGTCTAAACCCATGGCTTTTACTTTGCCTTCTGCACCCTTGACATCTAAACGTTTACCTTCTTTATCATAGATAAGAACAGCATATCGTTTTTTCTTGATGAACAACCCAGACATAGCTACTAGTTCTCGGCCGCCTTTAATAATAGACCCATTCTGTCGAGGACAATGAAAAGCTTTTTCCATGAAACCAGGAAAACTTTGATTTACTTGTTCTCCAATGCTGTCATACAGTTGAACAGCAATATCTTTATTCCATTCCATACGGCCGGCTTCAACATCTGCTCGTACAGCAGGCCAAGCACTGAAATACACAGAGTCAGTATCACCATAGATAATTGAATCACCAGTATGATCATATTTTCCAAAAATACATTCATTGACAAAACTATCCATATGCTTGGCAATAGCTCTTCCAGTTAACGTAGTGCTTTGACCGATTCTGTTATCAAAAAATCTACAACCTGGATTAAGAATAGCACCGTACAAACTGTTCAGGTTAATCTTCTTAACTAACTGTCGTTTATCCCAGTATTCTTGATCTTCAGATGTAGTAGATTCCTTAAGCTTGGCCTGCATTTGCTTTCGCTCAGCATACCATCTCTCTAATAGACCAGGAATAATACCTTTACGATCATGAGTAAATATAGTACCATTAGCACTTAGGATCCAGGATTTATTACTGTCAAAAATAATATTCCAAACATCTGCTGCACTATGTACACTACTGGTTCCGTCAGCTTCCCAATCGATGATAATTTCTACTCCGGGATCACCGCGCATTACTGCATCATATTCTAAACTACCAAATAAACCTTCCCATGAAGCTGCAAAACTGTCTCCGCTGGATATCTTGTCTGTAATATATCGATCAGTCATCACCGGACGTAATTGTCCTACGATTGTTTCTGGTCCCATATTAAGGGCTCGAATAGCCGAGGGATAGAGCGAGTTGATGTCAATGGCTCCGATATATTTGTGCATTCCGACTTTGGGATAAGCAACATAGGCACCTGCCGCCTGTGTGTCTCCATCTTCTTCTCGATTTTTCCTGTTAGGAACGACCAATCCTTGACTGTGTGCTTCATTGATAATTGCCTGTTCTGTAGTTGCAACTGCGCCCATTGTTGTCTGCAATAACACCGTGTTATCGTGAGCAATGGTATTAGCTAAATCCAAGAAACGAAGTTTCTTATCCAGTTTCGCTAACAAACGTGTGTCTTGTCTGTTATACGTAATGAATTTTTCAAAGTCTTTATTATATAATTGATCTAATGTGCCTTCATAGGCTGTCTTACGTTCGTCTAGTTCGTATTCTCCGATAGCATCCAAACTATAGCTGTGTCGTTCTTCGTAGGTGTACTTACGATACAATTGCATATAGTCCATGTGTACACGGCCAATTAAATCGTAGGTAATGTTCTTAGCACCAAATCTTTCAAATTCTCTTTGTTTTGGAAATTGACCCCACAAACATAGACGACGAGTATCATCTTTACTGAGTACTCTAGTAATACGTCCCACCGTATAAGGGATGTCATATCCTTCACTGTTCCAACCACTTAAGATATCTGCATCGTCTATTAGATTCAAAAAAGTATCTAACATATCTTCTTCTCTGTCGAAGATGAAACAGTTATCAAATTTCAAAGAAATCTCTTCTGCTGTTTCCCAGCTCATTGATCTAGGTGGGATAGCTAAAGTAACTAGCTTGTCTAACCAATCTAGATATACACTTATTGCAGTAATTTTATTAAACGGATCCGAGACCGGACTGAACCCTCGTTGCGGGTCAAAATCTACTTCAATGTCGAAAAATGCAGTCTGTAATCTTGGCGGTTCGATTCCTAAATAGTTTTCCTGTAAGCATCGGAACACTGGTTTAAAATCGCTTTCCCACAATCTTTTTCCGTTCTGTACTCGCAGCTCTTTTTGAAATTCTTTGTTATTTCGAGTAGTGAATCTTGTTACCGGTGTTCCATATATAGTACGATGTTTCCCTCGGGGATCGTCATAATAAAAAATGTAATTGGCAGGGTACTCTTTGTATTCCCGTACACCATCAACACGTTCTACAACATGAATACGATCTTTTTGTTTATCAAATAATGCGTCCACATATGACATTACATTACCATCCTTATTAGCCCAACAGTGTCGATGACGGTTAAAAGTATGTAGTTGGCTAGCATTCCAAACGACCTGCGAGTCCAAGCAGCCCAAGCGTACATAGCACAACCGCTAATCCAAATTGGATAAAGAACAATAAGCGGTGGGTTGGGGACGGTGACTGCCATAGTGATACTACAGCCAATACTAATCCCCCAAGCAAGCAACTCGACAACAAAGCGTAAAGGATTAGACTTCCAATCATCTTTAATCCATGCAAAGGTATGGTACAATAAATCGTTCAAAGAGTCTTGCCCACTGTTTCGAGAATAGTGTTAAGTTCGTCGTGATCTCTGTTTGCTTCGCCCAGTTTGGCTTTGTGTGCAATTTTAATTGCTTTTTTAAGGGTAGCTGGTTTAATTTCTAACTCTTCAGCAATTGCCTTAATAGTTTCATTTAGTCCGGCATTTAAATCTTCTACTTCTTGAAGAACAGTCATGCCTTCATTGATCAATTGGGTAAGTTTAATTTTTGCGTCGCCGTTAAAGCTTCGATTGTAATCGCTCATTGTTTTCTCCTAGTTATAGATTATAGCTGAGTTAGTCGGTAAACTCAACCGCTAACATATGTGGATTCAACCAATTGACTGGTGGGCTGTTTGCCTCAGCAAATCTAACACCAAAATGTGGCCAATTAAAATGTAATCGACTGGTTAACAGTAAATTTACGTCCCGATCCTCTTTAAGTTTATTGTTGTCTGACAGCGAATTTGTAACACGGTCAGAAATGTAGTTGTTTAAAAATACAGGAATATCTTCCAAACACCATTTATAATCAGTGCCATTGGGTTTACTGGCATGTAAATGATCTGCACTTGGATTTAAATTCAAACATGCCGGATCATGATCTTCGAATCCATATTTAATTTTTATTGACTTATTAAAAAATCCTGGAGGTATTTCTAAAGGAGGGCAATAATCTGCTCCAATACCAACGTGCCCATATCCATCAAAGTGCCTGAACTGTTCTTTGGTTGGTACGTAAATTGTATTTTCTGGTAGTACGATTCCGTTCCAGTGTTCAGTTCTAAACACAGACATATTATCTTTTAATTGGTCAACATACCAATTAAAGAAATCTTTTTTCATTACCCTTAGTGCATCGTTATTTCCTAGATTATATCTAACACTGTTGCCCTCGTGGATTCCATTAAAATGTTGAGCAGCCCTAATGCTTTCCGGCCAATGGCTGGTCATAAACACTGCTTGTTTATTGGGATCTTTTTTTATTAATTCAAGCAATTCTTCAAATACAGCAATGCCAGAATCCATGAACACATGATCTTCATTGCCAGCTGGAAAGATTAAATCGTCGTCTAAATCATTTACTTGATTTCTTAGGTCTTCCCATTGTTCTTTGGTATCACATCGAAACCAATTTAATTCTAATTTATCAGCTGGCAGAACAGATTTTAACCACGCTTCCATATCAGCTTCACGTCCGACATAAGCATCTGCCATTTCTAGATTAAAAATAAATTTACTTACCAACGGAGACAATGGCGCAAAACTAGCAAAGCTATATTTTGCTACGTCAAATCTATCATCGTGTTTTAGATTATACCTAGGTTGGGGGTTAGGGCGAATATCGCTAATTTTACAGTTAAACCAAACAATCATAATAAGTTCTCATAGTATAAATTTAAACAAGCTTCTATGGCTTGTGTTACTTCGTCATAGACATCGCAATGCCAACTAAGCTTGTCTTCAAGCTCTTTGTACTCCGATGATCCAAAACAATAATGTCCTGCAATAGCAATTCTAACAGAATTATCTCCATCAATCAACCATTTACGCCATTTTTCACTGGTTAGTATTTCAGCTTCAAAATAGCCGCTGTCAATGTCAAATTTTCTTGCTAGCTCTAATATTTTTTTAGTTTGAATTACTCCTAACTGCGGAGCAATATTGCAGGCATGAACTCCGGCTTTTTTACGCAATTGTATCTGTTCGGCTGTTAGATAATCTGCGTTGTGTTCTTTTAATTTCACTCCTGCAGCCTCTGCAAACTTTACTAATTTCTTAACCATTGGGACATCAAAACTACCTACTTGTCTGTCCTCCATGGTTAAACTGCCAGTTTGTGCTACAACAAATTGCATATTAGGAAATTGACTGGCAAATTTTACATCTTCTTGATATTTTTTAATGCCTGCTGCAACTCCTACATTTTCTTCAGTGCCAAATTCAAATTTGATATTAGGGTTCAGTGACAGACAAAAGTTAAAAAGCTCGTCTGCTACATGGTAAGGCTGTTCACATCTACTAGTATCTATGTGTATAAGATCAAATTTGTTTTCTATGTCGCAGGCTATTGTTTTTTTAGTTGCTTCTATTGCTTGCCTAACATTAAGATTTTTTTCAGCATCTAAAAAATATGGCCCGCAATGATCTCTGCATAGCATTAAATAATCGCTGCGTAAAGGAGTTAGTTGCTGTGACAGTTCCTCGGTGGTCATTACATAACCGCTGGCAGCATCGACTTGATTTCTACTGGCAATAATCATTAATGGCCGTTGCTGTTCTTTTGCGTACTTGGCTAAAATATCATTGATATGATAGCTCATTGGGCCCATGCCTAATTTAAAATTCATACTGGATGTCCATTAGTTTCATAATATGTAAGGCTGCATCTAAATAAGCACCTTCACCACCATTGCTAGGTGTAACAAAGTCAGCTGCCTGCCGGGCCTCTATTCTTGCTTGAGCCGGGGCTATACCTAATTTAGCACTTGATAATATTTTAGCATCATATACCCCATCTCCCATATAGGCAACTTTGTCAAATCCGTAGTATTCAACAAATTTAAATCGATCTTTTTCAGGTACATAATGCAGTTCGCATTTCATATGATCAACAATGCGAGTTTTTAAAATATCCCACCCATGTTTGTCAGCACTGATAAAAATTAATTTGATATGATTTTTGAGTAGCTTGACTCCGTCGTGATCATAATTACCAAATGCTTTAAACGGTTTTTGACCATCTGCTGCCCAATATATTTTACCATCGTTTAGACAACCGTCAACGTCAGATATAAAATACTCAAACATAAGGGAACACTTTCTTGGACAGTTCTTTAACTATACTTTCGTCGGGTGTTTGACCTGTATAAATTTTAAATTGGTGGTTGAATTGCGACAAATAAATTTCAGCACCATTGACTGTGTGAAGACCGGATTGTTTGGCCATATTAATTAATTTTGTTGAACCAATAACACAATCGATGACAGTAGAAACTTGGTCAATTGAATCTACAGGGCAGTCTTTAACGCTCATACCAACACTGGTACAATTAATAAGAACATCAGCTGATATATGTCGACGATTCCAATTGCCTAATTTTCTGCTAAACTGTAGATAACCGGCGTTATAGTCATTGCATAAGGCAATGACATTTTCACTCATTGCACCATCTCCCAGAATAACAACAGATTTGTCGCTGATTAAATCGGCAATATTTTCCTCTAATCCTAATAGATCACAATTATATGCTATTAAGCTATGCTGTTCAATTTTTAGTGTGTTAACAGGTCCAGGATCACATTCCCACTCATCTATGTAATCTACCACTTCTAATTTAAATGGCATCGTAATACTTACTCCTGCACATGTTTCTCTAGCTAGTTCGATATCTTCTCTGAGTTCAACGCAGGTACAGGCTACATATTCTGCATCAATGCCATGATAATTAAAAAGTTTATTATAAAATGTAGTACCGGTAGTACCGGGCCGACTGGCTAAACTAACAATCAACTTTTGTTTACTTTGCTGATTTATAGCATCATTTAGATTCATTGAACACCTTAGAGAAATATAATTGTGATAATGCAAACAAATACTTGTCAAATGGGGATTCGTGTAACGGGCTCATATTCAAATAAATTAACGGTACTAACAAAAATACTTTGTTCCAATCCAGCCCTTTTGTTTCGCAAAAAGTTTTTAATTGATCTATATAAACATCTGCATTAGGAATACTGCAATCATTTAATACTGCTACTTCATTTTTTTCGCTGTATTCCAATTTATCTGACTTAACAGCTTGATAATCTAATAGAATGCCGCCTAACATTTTTCCTAGATCATAATAGAGATCGCCATAACTGTCCCCGCCAAAATCTGTGCGCCAATCTATACAAGTAAATTTGTCTGATTTGGGATCGTAAATTATATTTTCAAACTGAAAATCTCCGTGTATAAAACCCCATAGTGTATTAGAACACAGCCAATCCCAATCTACCATTTTTAAGTATTCGTCCATGGGCTTGACATCTACACCGTTGACCGTATTAGGTTCGCTCCAATCATTATATTTGATCCGAAACTGGTTTAATCTATCCTGTGTTTTTTTATAATAAAAATCTCGACAGATATGTTCAGTGTTTGGAAACCATTTATTCTTCCATAAATGATTTATGCTCCAGTCTAATAGTTTATCAAACAACTCAGTGGATAGTTGACTGTAAATTATATCACCGTCCACATAATCATAAACTAAAAATTGACCACTGCGTCTAATATTATCGGGCATACAGATTGGGTTTAATAAAGCACGATTTGCTTTACGATCTGTCAGAGTACTGTCAACTGTAAATTTAATAATTTTATTATTGTCGTGATAAAATAATTCGTTGGGCTTAGGGAAACTAACTTCTTTAAGGCCTGCACTAAGTTCAACCCATTTATCGTAAGTGCCGAAATCTTTCCATCCCCTTACAGTGTGTGCTTGTAACTTTAAGTTGTCGTTGAACCCTTCGTAGGCTTCTCGGGCATTTACAGATTTTAAATTATCTATATAGGTAGAATCCGTGCAATACATTAGTCCAATGAATGCATCTACTGCTAGTTTGCTGGGTTGTTTATTTTTAATTAGTGTGATTGTTTCACCTTCACGCTCAACCCAACAGTAGTCCTGTGCAATGTCACTGTTAACTGGATGGACACCGATCCAATTGTGATCTAAGTTGTTGGCGATGTCAAAATCAAACAGGGTATCACAACTTAACCAAAAGAATGGTCCACTGATATGTCGAGCACAATGCTGAATAGTAGTTGCCGGGCCGGTATTGCCTTCGCTATAGTCTGGGATATCTACATATACTATTTGTTTGTCAGTGTGTACAGCACTAACATAATCTTTTACTTGTTGTCCCATGTGTCCGCAGGCAATGACAAATTTGGTATTTAAATTAAATTTTTCCATAATATGACTAATTAATGGTTTGTTGTCATAGGGAATCAATGCTTTGTTGACCATTCTACTAAATGGGCCCATGCGGCGGCCATAACCGGCAGCCAATATTAATACTGTTAACATATTATTTGTGTTCTAAGTCAATTCTTCCGTGGGAACGATTTGCGTCGTCTTGTAATCGAATAACATCGTCTAGGTGGCAAGTACTAGCTTCTACAAAACGTAGTTTAGTATCTGCTATCATTCTATGAATGGTACCTGGCTCTATGGACATTACACTGCCAGGGCCGTACGATTGTACTTTTAAATTAACTAAAATACTGTCCATTTCTTGATCAGTGTATTGCCCATTAATGTATCGATCACAGTCAAAAGCAGTATCACTATAAATTAAACGGCCTTGGCCTTCTAAAATATAGTTAGTTTCGGCTTTGTATTTGTGTACTTGTAAACTTGTTTTGAATCCTTCATTTAAGATAATTTCTTTAAGCACATAAGAATGATTATCTTGACCTTGTTGAATCCATTTTTCTTGGCCCCAAGGTTTAATGACGGTTTTGGTTTCGGTTAGAGATTGGTGTTGTATACTCATGTTATTAATTGAATTTACAATATTTATTGATGTAAAAGGCTCACTCTAGATTATACGGTAGCGAATCGTATTTGTCAAGGCAGCAGCCGCCTACCCGGTCCTAAGGCACAGGTCTTTATTTCAATGAGGATCTAAGAAACCAAGAGTGCTTGTCATGAGCATCCATTCGTTCTGCTAAGAAATTACTGATACCATGCTTGCCTTCACGCTCAGCTAAATCGTAGACCATTTTGAATAATTTGCTGGTTTTTTCACTGTCGTTTAACAATTCTTGCACCATGGCTTCTTTTGGTGGCACTACTGTTTCGTCATCAATTTGACTTAGCATACTAAGTCTGCTAAAACTAGCTGGAGTATAACTGCCTAATTTTCTAATATTTTCACCAAAAGTATCAATAGCACCATATACTTCGGTGTAAATTTCTTCAAACAATTTATGATATTCGTAGAAGTCGTCGCCTTCTACATTAAAGTGAAAGAAGTGAGCTTTTAAATAAAATGCAAATTCTGTGCTGTAAGCAATCTTCATTGCCCTAATTAATTCATCCATGACCTTTGTCCTTTAACTATATTTATTTGATTCCGATTTTCATAAATCTTTGATAATCGGTTTCCGGATCCGTTAAATTTAATTTGCCAGAGAAAAAAGTCTTAGCCATGGGATAAACTTGATCAAATTCTTTAAGATTTTTATATGTTTGCTTAGAGATCTGATCTCTGGATTGTATAGCTATCATAACGCCTGATGGTATGTTTATCCACCAATTTTTTCCAGCAATATCATTTTCGCTGGTATTAATTATTAAACTATTTTTATCTGCTTGTTGATAATTTAATTTATTAGCATCTTTATTCATGCTTTGTAAATCTTTAACGCCGGCATGTGTTAACAGTCCGTGGCTGAATTTTAACCAATCTTTGTTAGTATCCACATTAATAATTTTTTGATACGGCACCCCGAGTCGATCGAGTATATATGCCATATTACCATACCAAGATCCTAGTATATAGATATTGCTAAATTTTCTATTAGATTCTAACAGTTTTTCAGCCAGCCACATTTTACTGATCATAAGATCAGGTGTAATACTGCCGGAGAAACTAGGTCCGCTACTTTCGATGAATTTCATTTAACTTTTTTATTTTTATCTTTTTCAGTAATTGGGCCGCCCGTGATCCAAGCCTTACAACTTCTGCTGCCTGCACATTTAAAATGTAAAAAATTACAGTATCCTAAATCAGCTAAATTAATACTGGCATTTGCATCTATATTTGATTCGTTGCCTTGTATACCATCTGCCATACACTGTCTCATACTGTCGCTGACATCAAATGCACCACAGTTGGCACACTGCATGGTTTTTGCTGTGGCAGTAGACACATTAAAAATTTTAGCTGCTTTCTCCCAATACTTTTCTGGCTTGTTGGGATTGGCTGGTCCGTAATTATATTTGTCTATGGCAGTTTGTCTGTTTTTTAAATTGACATCTATGTCGTGCGTAGCAACAGGACATCCTTTGCTAGCTGCTTCCATAATATTAATTAAGTTTCTCATTTTTTATATTGCGCTCTAGTCTGCGATCCAACAGGACTAATGACATTGTCTTCGCCTTTAGTCTGAGTGCCACCGCTGAATGCAGACAAATCATATTCTTTTAATTTTGGACTACCAAATGCTCTGTACACATCTAATTTTTGTTTTGACGTAGATCCTTCTTTCAAAAACCAACCGTGACGATCTTTGGACATATTAAAATCTTGACGTAAAGACTTTGCATCTGTACACATAACATTATAGTATTCTCGGCTTTCTGACAGATTTTTGAATAATTTCAAACGTTTAGCAGTCATGCCCTTGGCTGCAATGTTTCCATTAGGCAATTTAATTGTTTTATTGGAACCAAAAGGAAGTTCGTATCTTCTCGGTCCAGATTGTCTTACTACATTGCCTTCAGAATTAAATTCATACCAGTCGTCGTCATTAATATTGCTATAGTTATATTCTGCTGTTTCAGTCACGTCTTCATTTTTCTTTTTTCCGTCACAGTGAGCACGCTGACTGAACCCTTTGGGATTACTGCAATTAATACTGCTTTTATATTTTTGACTCCACTTTTCTGCTAATTGATTCTGATCTGTGTCTTCGTTTTTAACTTTTTTGCCCTGCACAGCAGTGGTCTTATTTGGATCTTCCGCTGGTCCGACTTTTGCGTTAGGCATAAATTTATTGATAGATTTAAGTGTAAGTGGTCCTAATACTCCGTCAACATCTAAATTGGCACCGAACTTATCATTTAACATTTTCTGTATTCTGCGTGTTGCTTCTTGTTTTTTGTTCGAGCTTTCCGCTACACCTTGCTCTCTAACTTGACCGCCCCAACGAGCATATAGACCGTTGTCAGTACCACCATCTTCGGGATGAAGTCTACTGTAGATTGCCAGACTTTTTTGTATTGACTGTAATTCACTTTTATCCGCATTACTACCCACTGGAAAACTTACATACACACTAGAGTGACTTCTTCCCAATTCTTCGCCGCCTGCTTTAATTAGTGCTCGGATTACACGTAGCTCACTGTCATCATATATTTCATTGGGTGTATCTCTTTTATCCCACTCGTCGGCCCATATTTTTGCGTATCCATTTATTTCTACACCGGGTATCTGGCTAAGTGCAACCCACATACGTCGGGACGCGGCAGTTTGTGTGTCATCTGCTTCAATGGTTAAGCCTAATAATTTTATTGCAATACCATACAGAGTCTGCCCCAATCCTTGGCCACGGTAGTCGTCGTCGATATTAACATTGGCTACTCTATAACTCTTGGGCAAAGGAAAAGCAGATTTTGCCAGTGCTAGGTAACCTACGAGGCGGCGATTTTTAATATCGTAAAGATGTATGCCGTGCGTGGCACCAGTAAACGCAGTAACCATTGGCCCAAATGAATATCCAAGTCTGTTACTGCCTGGGATCATTTTTAACCCTTTTAGATCTGAAGATTTAACAATCCTGTTATCAGTGCTATACCCAACAGGGTCATCGGATTTGCGTTGTATTTCTTGTATTTTTTCTTCCGCCACACCTTGCTCTTCGATACTGACCACATCTATACCTTTTGCTCGTAATCTATCCCATAATTCAGATTCGGAACTGGCTTTGATTTGCTTTGTGACATTTCTGTCAGTCTTTTTACTATAATATACAACTGTGAATGTCTTATCACTGCCTTCCGCCACACCTTGATCTTTTTTTGCAAATCTTGGGTTATAAAATTCACCGTAAATTTTCCAACGATACCCGCCGTCGGGATCGATTTGGACATCTTCTACTGCAACACTGTAGCCCTGATCGTCTAACCACGCCTGTGCGTCTTGTAATATCTGTGCTAAATTTAGATGCCCCGCGTCATCTTCGGGTGCCCAGTCGGGTCCTACCATATCTATCATTTGATCATCAGTATACCAACGCCCTTCTCCGTTGCCGT